AAGGAGTAAGGAAATTTTCTACGCGGAATAATCTCTCTCTTTCTCCCCATGCAGCGTTTCTCGTGTACATGCTCTGTACTTCAAACCTGCGCAAGCCTGACGCTGTCTTATAGAAACGAGGGGTAACACAGACTTCAATTTGATCATCTTTGTACGTAGTAATCGGCTTATCTAGCTCAACTTGAGCAGCAACGGCAGCTTCTTTGAGCTGTCTCTCAAGCTCACGAGCCTGACGCTTCTCTTCTTCCATACAATTGATTTCGCCCACGATTGCGTTAATTTCGTTGAGATCAGTAGAAACGACTTGGTACCTCTCATAGTATGTACTACGAGTAGAATTGGGCACGTATACGCTGTTCCAATCGATGCCAGAGCCTGTAATCCCCCCAGAGTATGTGCTGGAGATCATGCTCCCCTCGTCGTCGATGTACATATAATCATATCTAGGAGTACCGTTAAAAGCTTTGAATGTGTCGTCCCTGACGAGAGCAAGCCGGAATGTATGCTCTTGTCCTTTTGCATCTAGAACGATAATTGCTACTGTGCTTCCTGCTTCTGGTTTATTCATTTTCTATCCCCTTCTTGCATATATAATATAAGAAAAAGTATTTAAAGAACAAAAAAAAATTCCCCAAAAAGGGGAATGATTTATTATCCCTGCTGATAGCATAACTCTTTCCTATGCGGGGGAAGAGCTATTACCGTTGGTGGCTTTTCGCGCTTCTTTGGCTTCAGCGTTTATTTGCTTTATTCCATCAGCAACCGCAAGCGCAATATCCTTACCTTCAGCGGAAAAAAGCCCGGTAACATGTGCCTTGGATATACGCCCTGAGGGGGTAAAAAGGTACTGCACAGCAAAATTATGCCTCGTAGGTACTGAAGCTTTCTTAAACGTATAAGCCCCGTAAATGCTTAACCCACCGCCCTTATTAAGAGAAGGTTCAAGAGTCACAACATACTTATCACTGTTGTATACTTCGCGAGGTTCACCATCACGAATCGCTTTCTTAATTCTCTCATAACCAGCCTTTCTTTCTGCTTCTTCTTGAGCGATTTTATTTTCGTAATTACTAACAAGCTCCTCCGTCATACGAAGAATTTCTTTGGGGTTAGTAGTTAGCACCTCGTACTTGGGTTGCTGAGACAGCTCTCTAATATCCCGAGGATGTACACCGGCTCCTGTGGATCCCCCAGAATACATGCCTTCAAAAAACTGCCCTTTGTCGTTAACAAATATAAGGCGATAGTCGTGATCTCCTAGTTCCCACTCCCATCTAGAATCTTTGAGCAATGCAAGCCTAAATGTTTCTAGTTCATGATTCTCTTTTAAAATTTCTACGGAAAAAGCGCTACCTGGATCGATTCGTCTAATATTCATTATTATCCTCTTTTATTTAATATAAGGAAAATTGGAACCAAGCAATATTTCCTCTTTAGAATTAGTATAAGAAAGCCCCTCAACACTGAAGGGCCTTATATAAACAAGGCTAACAGTTTAGCCTAGGAGACCATTCTCAAGAAGCTTCTTCCAATTGAGTTGCTTTTTCTCCTCAAATTTTTCTAGGAACTTCTTATCGAAGGCTTCTTGCTGCTTGTGTTGCTTGATACGACTTTCACCAATCTTATCAATAACACTCTGCACCGAATCATAGTCAGCATCTTTGTCAAGAACATCAGGGTCTTCAGTTGCATCAGCTACAATTTCTTGAGCATCTTTTTCCTTCATTCTCTTCTCACGCAGCTTTCTGATAAGCTCTCTGCGGCGTTTCTGTGCTTCACGCGTCTTCATAAACTCATCTATATCTTCTGATGCTTTTTCACGCTTTGGATCGCCAGCGGGATACTTGATCTCTTCTTTGACTTTCTTTTTCTTTGTTGACTCAACAATCTCCTCTTTAGGCATTTCCTCATCAACAACCTCTTCTTCGTCAATAGCGATCTCTTCCTCATCTACAAGCTCGTCTTCTTCACCCCCGATAACCTCACCTACGTCACCGCCAAGATCAGAAAATAGCTCATTAATGTCAATAACAATGTCTTCAAATTCATCCATGAAGTCTTCGTCCTCATCGATAAGCTCATCATCATCTATCATGTCTTCATCTTCGACAGGAGGCTCTTCAAGTGCTACCTCTTCAGGCATGACAGGCTCCATTTCCATATCTTCGTCTTCTTCTTCTTTAATCTTCTTGTTTTCTTTTACGCGGTTGGCTTTCCACTTGCGGTATTCTTCAATAACTTCTTTCTCTTCATCTGTAAACATATCTTCATCTTCTCCTTCAGGCATATCTGGTTCCCCAGCATCTATTGCACCACCATCAGGTGCCATTCCTGCCATTTCTACATCTCCTGTATCCATAGCTTGGGCTACTGCACTCTGCTGCGGCCACATCCAACCAATCGGTACCATTCCCGGTTGTGGGGGTGTGAGGGGGTCGATAGGAATAGTGGCTGCTTGCGGAGCAGGTACATTGACAGGTTGTGGAGCAGGTGCTTGACTCTGTTCTATAGCCTGGTCGATAAATTCGTCTTGTTCTTTTTTTCGTCTCATATTGGTAGATTGTATCTCCCTAATATAGTTCACTTTGTGTATAATAAGCTTTCATCACTCTTCATATATCAAAAGTTGTCCCGAGAGCCTTCATTTAGCATCTTCAGTATGCGTATTTAAATTAGTATACTTATTTATTATGGATAGTACTGTTATACAAAATGCAGGTTCTATGCTTGTTGATCTTCTAAGTGGGGATGAAAGCATATTTGATCGGGACGATTTTAGTCAATTAGATCCTCAGCAGATACGCAAAGCTCTAGAGTTTCTTATGAAGCATCCAGATCTAAATGAAGAGCAAAAAATAGCTCTTGCTTCTAATAGCTGGAGAATTAACTACCGCGATAAACCACCTACCCCAGATAATTTCATAACAGAAAGGTATCTCGGACCTGTCTCTCAATATACATATGACCGGGTAAAGAAAACGTTTAAAGAATTTATGGATCCTACCAAGCCATATCGCAACGGAATTCTCTATCCTCACATTGGTTGGGGCAAAAGCTATTTATCCGCCCTGGTAATGATATACATTGGGGTGCATCTTTCCATGATGAGATCCCCGTATAAGTATTTTGGGCTTAATCCTGCTTCTGTATTAACTCAGCTGCTTGTCTCCTATTCATTGAAGAAGTCTTCGGAATTACTGTTAGAACCCCTTATAGCTATTTTAGAAAATTCGCCCTTCTTTGAAAAAGTTCACACACGAGAAGGAATGATAAAGAAAGACAGGGACTTTACAAGACAAAACCACATAGATAGAATTTACTGGACCACTGCTGTACCTACATCAGCTATTCAGATGTCTAATGGTGCTAATATGAAGACAGCTTCTAACCCAACAGGGTTGTTAGGTCTAGCCCAGCCACTAGATGCTAAAATACAGCTGCCGGATAACAGCTATACTACGATGGGACAGCTAAAAGTGGGAGATGAAATTAAATCCCCCACAGAAGGTGTCCAATTGGTAACGGGAGTGTTTCCGCAGGGAAGTATAGACTGTTATGAAATAGAGCTAGACGATGGAAGAAAAACGCGGTGCTCCGCGAATCATTTGTGGAAGGTGGCTTGGGAAAAAGATGAAAGTAATAATTGGATTTGGAGGGTAGTAACAACGCAGTTTATGATAAATAATAGTGAAATCGAATTCGAGATATACTCTTGAGGATACAGCTAAGCCATCTCCTATAGAATATTTTGGTGAAGATGGAAAACCCCATAAATATTTATGGGCCCATAAATACTTTGAAAGTACTTATGGTCCCATAAGTACTTTCCTGATTTTGTAGTAGAGGGAGGCTTTGTAGAAATAAAATCAAATAACCTCATAACAGAGAACGGCTTTCTATGTACATGGAGCGGAGAGAAACAGATAGCAAAAACTCAGTTGCTAGAAAAGTTAAATGTCATTTTTATGAAGAATGAGGAAATTAAACCTATCCTGAATTACATTAGCTCTAGATATTCAAGCAAGTACTTGCAGAGCTTTCAGGTGAAAAAATAAAGGAAATCGTATGCCAAAGATTGCAGCTATAAGAAAAGTGGGTATTGCTGAACAGCAGTGTATCTCGGTGAGCGGAAAGGATAAGCTGTATATAACAGATGAAGGAATCATAACACACAATACAGTTGTTTCGGCAACTTTGAGCGAGTTGGCATTCTTCAAGGACGCAGGGAAGGATGATGCGTTTATTATGAGAGTGTATAATGATGCCAAGAGTCGTGTTGACTCTCGTATGAAGGGCAACTACTTCGGCAGAACTATAATTGACTCCTCTCCCAACACTCTTGACTCCCCCATTGATGATTATATTGTAAACTATGCACGAAAGGATCCTACGAATTTTATTATCTCAGGAAGTCAATGGGAATGGGCTCCTGAAGACTTTGATATGTCTAAAACATTTAAAGTATATACTGGAGGAAAGGGGCAACCTCCTAAAATATTAGAGCCAGCTGACGACGAAAATGAATATTCTCCTGAGAGATTAATTGATGTTCCTTTAGAGCTCAAACAATACTTTATTGACGATCTCTATAAGTCATTAAAAGACCGTGCCGGTATTCCTGCTGGTTCTGCAGATATGCTTATATACGATCACAACAAAATAGAGGCTATCTTTAACCCCAAGCTCAAAAGTATTTACACCCACATTAAGGCTACAGAAAATCAAGAAGCATATAGGTTAATATGGAATCAAGTATCTCATATCTTCTTTAAAGAGCGTGCTGGCAAGCTGGAGTTCTGGTACAAGCCGTGGATACCGCGTTGTATCTCTGTTGACCAATCTATTACTGGCGATGTATCGTGCATAGCTATGACACATGCTGAAAGAATACGTGAAACAGAAGAGCAAATGTTCGTAGTGGACTTTGTTATACCTATCGCACCGCAAGGAGAGCGTATTAATCTCGATGCTATTAAAATGTTCATCGAAGATTTACGTGATGTGGGTAATATGTATATACCCTATGTTTCGTTTGACCAATTCCAGTCTGAGTTATCGTTACAGTATCTTCGTAGCAAGGGATTTGAAGCAGAGAAGTTGTCTGTAGATGCAACTACCGATCCATACTTCTTCTTGCTTGGGCTTGTTAATAGAGGGCGTATTGTATCAGGTAGGAATCTTTATATAAAAAATAATTTAAAGGCTCTTAAACTCGTTACCGAGCATAAGAATGGTAAGAACAGGAAAACTAAAGTAGACCATGATGATAGCCGACCGGTAGTTGTTTCAGGTTCATTGGATTGGAATAAATCGCTTATCGGAGCATATGCAAAGGATGCTACCGATGCAATTGCTGCTTCGATTGCTCTTAATAGAAAATATTTCCCTGTTGCTACGGAGTTTTGGGATCCAGCATATCTTGATGTTCTCCTCGATACTTCACGACAAAAAAAGAATGCCGAAGAAAATATCTCGGCATTCTTGGATATGATGGGAGTTGAATAACTAAGAGGTTATCCCTCAAATGCATATCGTCGTCGCCCCAGGTTTCGTAAATATTAAACAAGTTACTTTTTCCAGTAGCGAGATTAACAGCACCTAGAGGCAGTACAGCAGAAGGTTTTCCTTTTGCTTACTTAACCTTACCTCTTCTCTGCTTTATAAACTCATATCCCTCTTCTGGATCATCTACAGGCATTGAGATACCTTCACCTACTACATAGTATCCATCAGATTTTCGTGTTACTCGCAGGGGACCGTCTGTATTAATGCTAACACCATCATTAAAGTTTAATGTGCTTTCATCAACCTTAACCTTCTTACTAGCTCCATCAGGTTTATCCTGCTTAAACGCCTTCGGCACCTCAACATAATACTCAGTACCGAATAGCTCTTTCTCAGCTGCAGGTACAGTGGTATTTAAGTAGTCTGCGTACGGTTCAGCTTCCTCTTTACTGTCAAAAGTAGCAACAATTTGATCTTCTATGTTACCAATTTCACCTAAGGTAGAAGCTCCGTTGGACTTCCTCTTAACGAAATATAATCCCTCAGTGGGTAGTACTTCTTCGTCAGAGGTCTTCTCTTTTGCCTCTGTTTTACGGTAACTGCCGCCTGTTTCCTCGAGGTAGTCATCGATAAGCTTCTTTTGGAGGCTGATTGCTTTTTCCTTATCTTTAAAATACTTCCCATCATATTCAGACGGTTCACCAATATTATTGCTAGTGCGGTATGCAGCTTTCCCTTGTATCCTCTTAGGAACTACCACAATTTCAAAACCTTTATATGAAATTACTTCATGACGATCGTTGAATTCTTTCACTGCACTCTCAACAAGTGCCATAGGATATTTCTTCCGTACCCACTTGCGCAACTGACTTGCTATTTGAGCGTCAGGAGCATGTACTACAAAATTTACAAACTCTTCTTGAGGAAGAACTGAATCACTTTCATAGTCTTCGTCCTCATCTTCCAATCCTTCTACTTCATATTGAATGCTTGCATCGTTGAACATATCACGCAGCTTATCAACAATAAGCTCTCCGTCATTAGGATCCGCATCCCATGCACCAAGCCCGATAAGTAGTGTATTGTCCTCTTCAACAAGCTTCTTTTCTTCGATTTTTGTCTCTTCTGCCGTCTCAGGTTTTCCCTCCTGAGGATTTTTAGTTAACTTAGCTTTTGGCTTTTCTGGAAGACTTTCAATGTATGTATTAACACCTCGAATAATAGCCTTAGCGTCGCGATCAGAAAGTTCATACCGTACGCGCAAGTGACTTACCATGCGTGCCTGCTCGGCACCGGCCGAAATCATCTCAACGGTGTCGGCGATCGCTTCGTAAAGATAACTGAAACCGATTTTAATATTTCCAATAATGCGTTCAATAGCCTTTACATCATTAGCATCAACAGTCTCGTCGTTGAAGTCTTGTCTCCAACGAACTTTTTCTTGCACCTGAGCTGCATAAGAACCTTCAACAGGTCCTCCTGTAGGAAGCTTACCCGTCTGTCCTACAGACGCTCTTACAGTGTTGGCTGCAGCACTTTTTCGAGTCTTTTTCTCATCCATTACAGTGTACATGGCATATGGATAGGGTTCATCTTCAAAATCATCATCCTCGTAACTCAGCTCATCTGGGTGCTTCTCCCATTCATACTCATAGTCATCAATATCAGCATCTACCTCACTAGGATGCTTCTCCCAACCAGTAGCATTTCTTCCAAGACTCTCCTGGACTTGTGCGGCATAGCTACCCTCAGCAGGGGGTCCAGCAGGCTCTTCTGTTTCTGGTGGTGTTGCAATAGCTGCTGAAGCTGTAGCTGCTGTAGTAGGAGTAATCTCCTCAGGAGTAGGCTCCTCACGTGTCATAGCTAATGGAACACTATCCAAAAATACTACAAGAGGGGTCATCGCTCCAGGAGTATCCTCGTCATCAATAAATTTAGCTACTGTGGGTATAAAATACGTATTCAGCTGGTCGGTAACTACACGAGGAATTTCACCGCCAAATTGCTGAGAAATATTTACAGCCTCCTGAGCTAGCGAAACAGCTTCTTGCAATGATTCACGAATGCTGAAGATAGCCTTGTAGAGCTCCTCTATGGATTTTTTCTTTTCGTCTAATTTCATATAATTCTTCCCTCTAGAAGTAAGTTGGATATCTCTTAGTTAGTGTGTAGATTACAATAAACTCGTAACATACGCTCTACTCTTATGCCCATTTTCAATAAACATGAGATCGTCTACGAATGCGTGCGGAGAAACACGCTCAACAAATTTTTTAGTAAAATCTTGCAATGTCAGTTCATGATACTCAATAAGATACGATAACTCTGTTTTATATTCCTTCTCTGCATATTCTTCTATCTCAGCAATATAATCAGAGATATCTTCATGCGGAGGATCGATTTGGGATTCTTGGAATAAATTATCTAGGTTCATAGTTAATTAGTTATTTTTACTAGAGGAAGTGAGAACAGCGTTCTTAATTTTTTTCATGAGGAGATCTATAATAATATTATCCCCCTCATCATGAATATCACCAATAAGCTTTTTAAACGAATCGTCAAGATTGTGAAATACTGTCACATTCGTTGTCATCTCTCCTGTATCGAGTATTTCATCACCAGCGTACTTTACAGCAATATCTCCCATAAAGGGAATTTTTAGCTTTACAAGTTTATCAGGACTTGCTGCTATTTTTTCAGCCCAGCGTATCAGCTGGAATTCAAATACTTCACGAATGACATCACGTTGAATACCAGAGAGAGCTGAAATTTCTTCTATTAATTGTTTTTGTTCATCATCAAGTTTTAGGTACATACAATCTCCTTTATTATAATATAACTACTAACATGCACTAATTGAAAGAGGTGATATGAGTATGCAAACTATTTTTCCCAGCGGAAATCTTGATATATGGAATTACACAGTGCAGACGTATCTTCCCCAAGGAATGGATACTATTATTCGTATTATCGTTCCTACGGTGGAAGCAGCCCTGAACGAGCTTGTCGGGGAGGCTGGTGAGTTTGAACGTGAGGCTGGTCAAATTGACTTTATAGAAAACAAAGACGGAACTCCTCGCGGGGTATACGGAAAGTTAGAATATACTGTTCCAGCATTTAAGGTTCCAGATGTTCCTGAAGACGCAGTCAGCCATGATCAAGACTTTATTAACTCCCGCATTACACGATTAGATGCTACGTTTAAGCCTACGGCAATTGATACAGAAACAGGAAAAGTTACTATTACCTTCTCTTTTGAGTTTGGAGGCATGAAATAATGACTAAGCTCGAAATTCTCTTGCAATATCCTTTGCGCAGAATCCGCGATAGCTGGATAGCGTTAGGGTCGTTAGAGATCACGGCTACTTCACGTATATATAATAAGGAACAGATATACAAGGTTAATAATCCATCAAGCAATTTGCATGGATATGTACTATTCTGCACTCAAGAGTATATTGGGAATGATTTAGCTTGGAGTAATGCTACCATAACAGATGCTCAGTATGGAGAGATCTCTTTCGGTAATAATATTGTATCCCCTAATTTTACCATCATTCTTTCAGCTGATGAGTTTAACTCTATTACCGACCCTGTCGATCCTACATTTATTCCCTTTCAGGAAGAATTCCAACAAACAACTGATCTTATTATCGATGATGATGAGCTAAATATTATTCTCGCGGATATAGGTATACCCTTTATTCGTTTTGATGAATTAGAATACTCGCGCCAAGACTTAGTTAATAATTTTATTAAGCCCGCTCTTCAGGAGTACTTTAAATGGTTTCCTAAGGTAGTAATACAATCGTATCCTATTACGTCTACTGCTGTTCATGAGCACGAATTTCCTACTGATGCATATAGCGTTGTGCATGTAGGTATTCAGCAGGGAATAGCACAAGGAACTACATCTAATATTCTTCTCAGATATTTTGACGAGGTTATTTGGAGTAGTCAATCCCCTGTTACCGGGCATATGGGTGGAAGAAACTCTCCTCGAACGCACACAGGAAGCTGGGGTGCTATGATGCTTGATAGAGCAACGCGACAAGGTATGATTAACTACGCTTCTCGTGTGCACCACCAAGTCATAGAAAAACATGGCAAGAAATATTTATCCACGTATACAAACAAAACTGGTCAGCTACAAGTTCATTATGCCGTTAAATCTAATAACTGGAATGATATAGAATATGCGCGATTACCAGAAGCACGACGATTAGCTGGAGCGTATGTTATGAAGGGATTGGGAGCAATTAGATCTCAAGCCAAGAATGATATCCCTGGCTCGGTTGACTATTCTGAATGGATTAATCGTGCTGAAAAGATTCGTGAAGAAGTAATTACTGACTGGCAGAAGTTGGTGAAGTTCTCGGGTATTATACGAGGTTCCTTCTAATAGACAAAACAATTAAAAGCATCGTAGGCAAAAGCCCTATCAAACCGCTCGTATGTGTAGTAACGCATTTGACCAATTGCTAATTATTATGCACCCTTTGCTTTCGAGTTTCTTTTTCCGCGGTTGAAAGGGAATCATGATTCAATGCCAATTTTTTCAATTCCTTTTAAAATCTTTTTTTTCTTTTCTTTTTTTCTTTTACCATTTTTACCACCCTGTATCCACGGTATAAGAAAATAATTCAAATTCTAAAAAATTGCTTTTATATTATTTGCATGTTGGAAATTAGGAACACAGAAGTATTTGGGTTATCTCGAGCGCTGGTTGCATCGGGTAATCCTATGAGAGTAGGTGAAATAGACACGCTTGATCCAGCAACTACTTTAGATGATGAACGTGCCAGAAAGCTATGCAAGATGCCTGATGGCTCAGGACACCTAAACTTTCTTTCAGGTATTACTGTAATGTTTGATGTAAAGTACTCGCAGTATTGGTCGATAGAATTCCAGCGATATCACTTTGCTCAAATCGTATCGTCTACTAGCAAGATGCATAGACTAGTTGCTCATGCTTCAACAGACGAGTTTGCCAAAAGCTTTAACAAATATGTAGATGACGATGCAATTAATCGCGTTCGCGACTATGTTACTATGTATAGTAATGCAGCTGATCCTGAAGAAAAGTATCACTATTTCATGAAGGCTCTTAGTAATCTACCTCTCGGATATGAGTTATGGATGACAATCAACACAAATTACTTGCAATTACGAACCATATATCATCAACGAAAAAATCACAAATTAAAAGACGACTGGGGTTATTTCTGCAACTGGGTTGAGGAACTCCCTCTAGCTCGGATGCTGCTTCTCTAGCGGTAACACTAAATATTATGCTGCCTCGTATGAGGGGCTAACGACTGCTCTGTATAGAAAGTCATATCACAAACGGGCGCTTAAAGCGCAGTATTACAGGAGGTACAGTATGTACGGCTATGGTCACGGATACGATCGTCTTGTGGGAGCAAATTTCTTTGATGAAGTTAACAACATCTTCAAAGAGCTGGAGAAGAGTAGCTTCTCTTCGTACCAGGAAAACTTTCCCCCAATGGACATGGTTCTGGATGAAGCCACAGGAAATCTAGAGCTCACCTTCGCTCTAGCAGGATTTACTAAGGAAGAGATCGATATTCAACTCGATGGAGACTTCCTAAAGATCTCTGGAAAGAAGGCAGAAAAAGAGAGACCTGAATCTCACAAGGTAGTACGAAGGGGTATTCGCAAGAGGGATTTCGAATGCAAATACCAGCTACCAGCGAAATTCAATCTCGGGGATGCAAAGGCATCGTTTGAGGATGGACTTCTCTCACTACACATTCCTGTTCGTGAAGAATCAAAACCAAGAAAACTTCTTTTGAAGTAGCAAATGAGAGTGGCTTCGGCCACTCTTTTTTTTATGTACTAATTATAATATGCGTACACTGATAGAAGCGGAAATTACTTCCGAAAAATTAACCCACATGACCCATACAGAGGATCTCTATCTATTTGGGGATACTGCAGGCGAATTCGCTGTTACAGCTCTTATGGATGTATCCAATGCTCTACACGGAGAAAAACACAATACCACTATTTCTCGCAAGTGGGATGGAGCTCCTAGCTGTGTGGCGGCTTCTGATTTTAATGGAGAAGCTTTTGTTGCTACAAAGGGATTCTTTGCAAAGGATCGCAAAATAGCCTACACAGAAGAAGATGTGGATACCTACTTTGGGCATGCTCCTGATCTTGCGCGCAAAATGAAAAAGCTTCTTTCCTACGTATCTCTTATTAATATTCCTTCTGGAGAGATTTGGCAAGGTGATTTTCTATTTGATAGTGAGACAGTAAAGCTCGAAACTATCAATGGTGAGAAAATGCTCACCTTCCATCCTAATACTATTATATATGCTATTCCTGTAACTGATCCTCTTGCACGAAGAATTTCTCGAGCAGATATTGGAGTAGCGTGGCACACCAAATACCAAGGTCGAGATTATAATTCTCTGCATATAGGTTTCGGAGTTAGTGTGGATGATCTCAATGATGTTCCTGGAGTGTTTCAGGTAGATAGTAAAATTCCTAATCTGCAAGAAGAAACTCTTTCTGACGATGAAAAAACTACAATACATATTCTCCTTCAAAATATACAAAGTCTCTTTGAAGAAGTAAAAGCTCTAGGAATACTAGAAACTATTTCTCACGATACAGCTCTACAAAAGTATCTTCTTACCTATCGTAACTTTCTCATTAAAACTAAGAATGTGGAGGAGGAAGACGAATTCGTCGATGGAATGATTTCCTGGGTATCAGATGCATTTGATAAGGAAATTACAAAGAAGAAGCAACAAGAGACACGTGATGCCTATGAAGCAAAGAAGCAAGAAGAAATACAAAAAATTGAATCTCTACGCGAGGAAATTTCACGTGTAGTTTTACTACAAAACGAAACGCGCAAAGCAAAAGAATTTTTCGTAAAGAAATTAAATTCATTAGGTAATTTTAGGACATTGGTAAAGCATATTGACCAAGGATACCTGCCAACAGGGGAAGAAGGCTTCGCCATTAGTGATGCAGAAGGTAATATTCAAAAATTCGTATCCCGACTTGAATTCTCTAAAAATAATTTCTCACAGGAGATTGTAAAGGGCTGGATGAGTGATGCTCGTATGAGGGAAAAGATTACTGTAGGAGATGTGCAAAGTTTTTTAGGGGGAATGGATCGTTTTTCAATAAAAAGTGCTCCTCAATCCCAAAGAACCAAAGGAAATATTACGGTACTTGATAATGAAAATAATCGTGAAGAAGCTTTAATGCTAGCAAAAGATTTGGCCAGCAAGCAACTTCCTCTCGAAAATATTAGGAGGTCAAGAAGAGATCTCACCCTAGATGATGTAAATCTTATTTTTAAAAACGCTTCAACTTCCTCAGGCAATAAAGGAATACAGTTTGAGGAAGAGATACTGAGTAAAATAGAAGAAGGGGATCGTTCTTATCCGGGAGTTGGGGGAGTGGAAAAAATTCTACAAAAGGAATTTAATTCTTCTCTCGAAGATATAGTTTCCGTAATTCCCTTGGGTGCGGCCAACACTAGAAGGCCCTTATCACTGTCTCAGCTAAAAAAAGGAACTTTAGTTTGCCTGCCTAAAGGAGTTACGGATTTTAGAGACGGGGATGCTATAGCGGAGGCTTTAGCGGATGGGGCTTTGCAACTTAAGAATGGTCAGCATATTCCTCTCTCTATAAAACATTCTGAAAAGGTTTCTCTCATTAATGCCGGACTCTCTGCAGGGGTAAGAAACCCGGATCTAAGGCAGAATGAAGTTAAAAAAGATATCATAATAAATATCTGCGAAGCCTTAAGCCCTGAAATAGACACACAAAAAGTAATTCAAGGATTTATTGATTTTTATGAGAAAAGAGCTTCAATAAATTACGATTCCGAGCAGCAGCGACGCGGGTCTACTATTAATAAAATCCCTATAACTCTTAACCCCGATGTTTTTGCTAACCTATTAATATCCGCCACGGGCTTTAATTATATTATGATACATGATGAGCATGTGTTTTATATGAAAAAGTCTTTGGTCGAAAAAATGGCTAGAATACGAGAAGCAACTGTGGCTTACCCAGATAGCACCAGGGGTCGGTTTGATCTTCACTTTGAAGCGGTGGGCATGAAGGGAATAATCACTTTAAGGGACACCAACGCAGACGGGTGGGTTGATAAACTTCTTATAGAATATGATTCAAAGGGAATATTAGTATAGTTGAATGCTGATAGGATAACCTATCAGTTTCGGAGGAAAAATGAACAAAAAAAACAATATTTACAGGAGGTTATTGACCGAAGAAATTCAGCGAAATAAAACAGCTGCATTTGTCTTCGGTCGATGACGATTTAACCCTCCAACGATTGGGCATCTCAAACTTATAGAAACATTAGCCAAACAACCTGCGGATGATCATTTTGTATACCTCTCTCACTCTCAGGATAATAAAAAGAATCCACTACCATACGATAAGAAACTATTCTACGTTAAAGAGTTTTTTGAGAAAACCATTCCTAATGTACGGGTTGTTGAATCTGATTCCAAGACAGCAGTGCAAGTGCTCGGCGAATTGAATGGGAAATATGATTCTATTATCCTTGTGGCAGGTGGAGATCGCATAGAAGATTTCGACAGGCTTCTTAACGCATATAATGGTGTTCCTACTAAGACAGGGGAGATCCTGTATCAATTTGATTTCATTGACGTAGTGTCAGCAGGAGAACGAGACCCTGAAGCAGAGGGTATAGAAGGAATGAGCGCAAGCAAATTGCGGGCTTTTGCACAAGCGAATGAATTTGACAACTTTGCTCAAGGTATTCCTACAGATGATAAGGAATTAGCTCATAAATTATTTACTGATATTCGTGGAAATTTAGCTCATGTTCGGGAAAGCGCATTAGACCCCATACAACGATAAGAGAAATCCCGCTCTCCTTGGAGAGCGTGAGGATTTGGAGGGCTCCGTACAGGATTTCACAAGATGCTTGAGCGGTACGGATATCGCTGTACGGTTGACAACACTATTGAGGAAATAGAAAAACTCTTACATGACGTGAGCTGAGATTCTATTTCGTATTTCCAGCATTAAAAGATCAAACACATCCTCTGTCTTTGAATCAAGAAAATATTTCTTAAATGACGGAAACGTTAAGCGTGTTTTTGGTCTACGTAAACGCAATAGGAGATACACATAAAAGAGTAGCATCGTATGATACGGAAGTACCTCTTCCGCCTCCTGCAATACTGTGCTTACTTCGTCCATCGATATATCAATTGTCTTCATAAGAAGATTAGCGGGATCGGACTCTGGGTTTTCATCTAACCAGGGAGGTACTGCTCCAAGCTTTTTAAATATATCAGCTACTTCTTGATTAGCATTATCCCCTATAACCAAATTTAACGATGTGGTAATATCCTCAGAAGCATCTCCGTAGAGTGCTTCCACAACCTTCCATTGTAATACTCCATGAAATGATGCACTTACTTTCCATCCGGGTTTCTTGTACTGGTTAAGCATAAGAATTGTAGCCTCAGTAGCTATCTCATCAATACGCTCAGGAGGAAGAAATATTTGCTTATTCTTCATCTTACGTAGCGTAATAGAGCGTGCATATGCTTTAAGCAGCAGGAAGAAGTCTTCTGGAATCTTGCGCTCAGGATCCTGTAATACTTGTTCCTGCAACGCCTCGAGAGCTACTTCTGTAGGGGGCTTAACTGTTGTTTTCTTTCTACGTGGCATACTACTCCGATAATTTAGCAAATACTACATCATACAAGCCAGCTATACTGCATGTAACCCCAGGGGCATCCTGATCATAGAAGAAGGTTACATTCCCTTCATCTACGAGATTCACTGCTTTATTTACGAGCTTTAGTAATGTCTCAGATCCAATGATAAACTCCCCATCCTTATCCCCTGCAGTACCGAGATTCTTTGTAATTTCAGTTGTTGGATGCTTGTAATAGAGCGATGCTTCCTTGTGAGCCGTAATCAAGAATGTGATGGGCTTCCAAACAGATGCCTCATAAAATCCGTTAAAGAAGTTTAAGCAAACTTGTAGCTCTGTATGCGGAACTGTAAGCACTCCGATATCTTCTTGAGGACCGATTGCTGCTAGTTCTTCTTCAGTAGGAAGATTAATCTCACACGGTTCCGAAACAAGAACCATCTGCGTACCCTGCTGATCATCCCATACAAGCACATCGAAGTTTTCAGCAAACGCTATTGTAGGATAAGAAGCATAGAGGTAAGGAAGCACCCCCGCTGTAAACTTGTGTAATATTATTCTATCTGAAATAGGAAGGGGATCCTGTAATTGAGCCTTCAGCACAAGAGAGCGATCAGCATACATTACGTATGTAGGAAATAGAGCAATTGCATTGTTGTTGCCTACTGTGCTAAACATAGCTGCTGCGGTGGAAATAGCAGAAATTACCTGCTCGGTTAATATCATTTCCTGCTGAGTATCTTGTGTACGTGTACGATAATCAGAAATGTATGACTCTATAATATCAATTTCAGGAGAGTTTTTCTCGCAAGGAATAATTCCCAGATTAATTACATCTGAACTTCCACTTCCAAATACCTTTACAAACTTATCAGTAACGCGTAGGGATACCTCCTTGTAGAAGGACAACTTAGAAAGAGCATTAACCCATTTGTTATAATCTATCTGAAAATATTTCTTAGCTCCTACGATCGTGTCAATATAGAAGGTAGATGTAAGTGCTCCCTTCTGCCCATAAAAGAAAAACGAAAATCGTCCCTCTCCTATAGAAAAATATGTTTTAGTAAACGATTGTTGCATATAACTATATAGCTTGCTATACTTCTGCATCTCGTCTAGTTGTTCACGTATAATGGTAAATTCCATAATATCTCCTTCAATATATGCATCTATTATTAATATACAGAAGGTATGTAAAAAGTTGAAACAGCTGATTGCCTTCTCACGCTCTTTATCTTATATTATCTGCGTAGGAATATATGCAAAGGAGAACACATGCCTATGAATGATCGCGACATACTTATCTCATTAAAATCAAATCCGCCAGATGAGGAGCGTAAATATCTGGAAAACATTCTTTGGGTGCGATACCAACGGCTCATTCACAAGAACTGGGGTATTCTAAAACGACAAATGAATAATTCAAGTCAAATACTAGCAAAGGAGGATGATTACTTTTCAGATGCATACATTGCTATGAAGAAATGCATCACAGCTATTGATATCTCAAAAATAGAGAATGATAACTGGAAGTTTGTAGGGTATTATCGCTTCTACCTAAGAAATGTGCGTTCTCATATTATTACTACGATTAATAAAGAGTATCACAATGAGTGTAGCCTAACTATTGAATCGGATGATCAACGTGAGGTCTCTCTTGTGGACTTGATGGTATCACATAGTAAAGAACTAGCTAATCAAAACGATCCAGCTGAAATTGTTGTGCATACCGAAGAGCAGCGTGTATGCGATCTTGCTGTAGCATCTTGCATGCAAAGCTGGAATGATATTCGTAGGCAAATATTCTCTCTTAGAGAAGAGGGTATTCCGAAGAAGAAAATAGCGGACCGGTTGCAGGTACACCCAGCAACGGTTACCTACTATATGAAGGGAATGCGTGCTGATATAGAGAAGGCGCTTCTGCACTACAAGTAAAAAATAGCCACCAGAAATGGTGGCTTTTTTACTAGGTAATTTCGCAACTACCTCCAGAGCAAGCAAGCTCACCCATAAGGCTTGTGTCATCTTGCATCTCTACTACCCCAGAAAGATCCACTTCATACAAATGCTTAACAGCTTCCTCATACTCCTCTTTTGTACACGTTTCAAAGGGAGCTTGAATATGAGATCCGTTGTCATAGGGAAGTACTGCAATGCCATTATAATGCTCGCGGTTTTCCCACATCCATTGTCCTACTGTATCCCACTCATCATCTTTCACGTTAATAGTGCAGGATACATTATTCTTGTTGATACCCTTCTTATGCCCTGGAACAATCCAATGTTGATACAGATACTTAACACGCTCCAGAGTATCGATTGCAGACTCGCTTCTTAGAACAGCCCCTTTAGGAGCTTTCATAGGAACTTTAATTACTCCTGTAGTATTAGGTTTGAAAAAGTCATCTTCAATCAACTCAGGATGCATAATCGAGAGGTATTTATATATTGCTTCGTCCTTTCCAACACGTACACGCCTCCAGTAATATTCATCATACCAGGCATGTACACCAGACGAGGTACCAAAAATAAGCGATGCTGTACCCGAGGGTTTGAGCACGGTACTTCGGGAGCTAGGATTAATACCGAGCAGCTTAGCTACGCGTCTGTTCTCTTTTACTACTACCCTCGCTGCAGAATCGAGATCGTAGTCTTTTAAATGCTCACTAGCAACACCAGTTAATGATACGCCGATAAGCGCTTCTTTTTCTGTGGTATCTTTCCACTCATCTCTCAGGTAATGAAAATCCGTATAGCTAGATTGCAGAGTGGCTATAAATGCAGCTGCTTTAGCGCGTTGCTCAAGATCCTCTTGAGACTCAACAGTTCCAAAATTAATTTCTACGAGATTGCAGAACTGATTAGCGCGCAAAGAAACCTCTCCGCAATTATGAACCACAATATCATTCGCGTAAAAATTATGATTATCCTCTACGGTAATATCATATACATCTTCTTTATTATCTAAATATTCAATAGTAAGCATTCTAACTCCTCTTTATTTGTTTTTTGAAGAAAACCCCAATTTTTAGGTTTCTCTTCAAATGTTAAACAAAAATTATAACCAAGCTCTTCGCATTGAGGAATGGCCGGTATCAATTTGTTTTTAATATAGTCTTCACCCTGTCGAAAAAAGGTTCCTTTAACTTCCACAACCCAAGGCTTTCCAAACTTATGTATAATAAAATCTGGTCTATAGGAACCCCCGTTTGCTGTATCTAATATTAGCTCTTCATAATCCCACACTACTTTTTGTTTTTCAAAGAATTTAATATAATTTTCCTCATACCCAGAGCGCAATTGAATAAGGGTTAACCCCCTTTTATTGTACTTTAAATCCTTTAATAGGGGCCTTTTATAAAAAGAAGTCCTTCCCGCAGAATGAGGAATACTGATGGTGTTTAAACCCCACACAAAAAATTTAAACTTTGAAAAATCCTCTGGGTTTAGGTTTTGTATAAATTGTTTGTCAATTTTTCCAGGATATCTTTTTATGAATCTTTCACGACACTCAGGGGAAAAACCAGCAATCATTCTTAGCAAAACATTAACAACATTGTCTTTCTCTTTGTTTCTGGCACTTAACATTTTAGAAAAACTAATATTGACATTTTCAGCATCTACTTTAATTCCTTTATTTTCTAACACTTTTTTTCTAAATTCAAAAGTATTAACTTCTTTATTGTGCAATTCTCCTTTTTTCATTAAGCCTGTTAAGGGGCTGTCTTCCTGTGATGCCAATTCTTTCATTCTTTTGGAGTGTTGAGGTCTTTTCCTGCAATCAGGATTATCACATGCGGGGTATAGAAAAGGTATTCCATTTTTTCTTTCTACCACAGAACGGGGTTTTCCACAGGCACAAAACAAATCATCATACGTTCTGTCTCTTTTCTTTGTCTTTACATTTCTGCTTGTTAAATACCCCAGTAAAAAAGAAGTATCAACCCCCATCTTTTTACTCAACTCATCAATTTTTTTAATAAATTCCTCTGTTATATCTCTTTTGTACATGACCACCAATCCTTGTGTATCTTATTAGTTAGTACAAGGATTGGTGACAAGTTTACTCGTTGATTTCTAAAACGTCTGTTTCTTTTAAATACCGGGCTTCTACGTATCCCCTATTTTTTGTGAAAATCTTATGATCTGGTGTGCAGGTTACGCTGTTGCCCTTTTCATCGGTTACTTTCATAAGAGAAGCATTCTTTTTTGTCAGAGCAGCCGCTGTTATTTTCTTGAATTCCTTCTGCCCTGTTTTTTCATTAAAAGATAAAACTTCCAGCGATTCACCGGATGTAGCTAGTGAAACTACATCTTTCATTTGCATAGTTTCTTCATTGCCATCAAATCTAACTGCGAGCTTCGTGTTGCCGACCACGCAGGGGTTAGTTCCCCACTCTTCTGAATTACTAAAAAAGATTCCTGGCTCCCCGGATCTGCTTGCTTGAATCTTTTTCCAAAGATCAAAGAACACCTCTTCGTCAATTTGACTCCGCAACACCATCGCACTATTGTTGGCAAGAGCTCGTTGGGGGTTTAACTCCCACCAATTGCCGAACTTAGACTCAAGCATTTCCGTATCATCGAGAGAAAAAAGAGAAATCATTGCTGAGCGGCGTATCCCTCCGCTGAGAACAGCTTCTGCTATATAGCACATAATATCATGAACTTCGATAGGCTTAAGCTGACAGGCTCTTCCTCGTTCTTGAATAGCATTTTCAAATACAGAAATAATTTTAACAAGACATTCTCGCAGTGGCTCTGGTCCAGGAGCCCTTCCTCCACTAGTTAGCAGCAATGATCCTTTGGATCTAATATCTCTGAAATCATAATCGATTTCACGCTTATTGTAGAAATAAGACTCTACAAGCACCTTAATAGCATCTGCCCATCCTTCAATGGAATCGCCAATAAGGTATCGTCTCTTGCGTTGTCTCCCTTCAGGACGCTGCACTCCCAGTACCGGAGGAAGCTTTCGTACATGATGTTTTTGTACTGAAAATCCAACCCCCGTCCCGGAAAGCAGCAACTCCATAGCTTCAGAAAAAGCATCAGGATGGTCCATGTGCATAAAGCTACAGTTATAGATACGGATAGGGTTTAACTCAATTGGCTTACCCGCGAATTGCATACTACGCATAGAAGGTAAGTTCTTTTTATCGTATATAAATTGATATGCATCTTCAATTTCTTCCTTCAATTCAGGAAACTTTTTAAGATGCATTGCTTTGTTTCTGTCTACAATTTCTGGCCACAATTCTCTACGCTGCTTATCTGGTAAATACTTTGCGTATTTCATATAAGCAATGATATCACTAAAAATTTGTGAAGACAAGGGTGGTTCTTTCATGTATTATGCTCCTATAGGTATCAATACTAATTATGTTGTTACATAAGACAATATAATCCAAAAGCAGCGATTGTTGGACAATACGCTGCAAGGATAAATTAGTAGAGAATACCAAAGAGGCAGCTGATATGATAGATGAAAAATTTGATGCGACATTACAACTCATTCAAGACAAAAAAAGAAAGATTTCTTTCTACGAAAAGGAGTTAAAAGCTCTCTTTGAGACTGAGCTTAAAGAGGATTTTGCGCGTTTTGCTGAACAACTACAAGCATACCATAAAAAATATCATAGCTACTTAGAGCTTCTTAGTAAATATGAAAAGGTTGAAAAGATCACTCCATTAGATATTTTTCCTGGAATACGTACAGTCAAAAGTATGGCCGATACAGCAGGGATGGAAGAAGATTCTAAGACAATGGAAAAGCTCGCTAATGATATTAAGCAATTAGAAGCTATACTTGAGCGACGTGAGGGGGATCTTATTAATAATACTAAGCAAGTGTCCCAGATGATTTCAAGTCTCTTATCTTTGCACGGAGAAGTACAAGAAGCATACCGCCAAATTATGGAGCAGCTAGACTCTGTATATGATATCGGATTCCTGTCTCGTAATAGCAACTAAACTTCTAGAGCAAGTGGTGAGCGCTGTTCCCCTGGAATATGCTCAGAATTTCCATACATAATATCCTCAGCGCGAATACAAGCAAATCGTGTAGCAGGCTTGAAAAACACACACGAAGAAACATACTCAGAGGAATCCACTACCATATACTTTAGCATACATACTGTATGATTGTCGTGTATGCAGCGTCTACAAATATGCATACATAATTAGTCAACCACAAGTGTATCGTGTTCAGTTAAGTCGCGTGCAAATACATAACCTCTATTAACTGTTTCTACTTGCTGTCCATCTAGAAATGTATGTGCCTTACCGTCTTGTTCTACTGTGATTTCAGTTATGTCGAATAATCTATTCTTTACAAACACATTATACGCTGTGCGCGTGTGTACATCAGCATCTCTGCGCGTACGGAATAGATCTGTTAGTGCTGGATCGTCTCCATCAAGAGATGCTAGTCGTAACTGCATTGCTGCATAGTCCACTGTCATGAGATAATACTCGTCTTCGTTAGGAGGAACAATGCAGGATTTTATATCCTTGGCTACTTTTCCACGCGTAGGCACATTCATGAGATTTGGCTCACGACAGCGTGTTCTTCCGGAATCTGTTCCCAGAGGATTGTAATTACCGTGTAAGCGATAGCTGTCATCCTCTGGATGATACTGTAGTAAGCTCGTCCAACCGGTGCCCCCACCAGGAGTCCCAACAAACGTTTTAAGGAACACGTTCAGTGTTCTCATTTCTTGTATAAGAGCTGCCTCTGAATGAGACTTAGCCCAAAGAGCTAGCTGATCGTCACTACACTGATAGTGACCCGCTTTCGTGCGTCCGAGATCCTCCCATCCTTTTTCCTCAAGAAGCTTTCCTAGTTTAGTTGAGGAATCAAAATCAAAAAGTGGGCTTACTTCAAAGCTTTCTGACAGCTTTTGCTTTACCTCTGCTATTAATCTAAGAATTTTCTCTCGCGTAGCATTCAACCGTTCCATGCTTACTGGTACGCCATAGTATTCTATATGAGCATACATATTAGCGGCCGGTATACGAATTGTTTTATAGTAACTTTCTAAGTTATGAGTATATCCTTTTTCATTAGGATATTTCTTATCGAGAGAGCGCATGTGCTTAAGCATGCGATGAAATACTCTCCACGTTACTATTGCGTCCATAACAGCATACTCTCGTAATATTTCTTCTGGAATATCTAGGTAATTATCTATTTTAGTCTTTCTCTTATACTCTTCAAGAGCCCAATCATACCCTCCAAATTCAGAATACAAGTATGCAAGTGTCTTAAGAGAATTAGAGCGTGTTTCGTCGAGCGTATGTCCCATCATTACAATATCTTCATCTATACGCGCGGCGGTAATGCCTTCATGAAGAAGAAACTTTACGTCAAATTTTAAGTTTGCTCCCAATTGTATATTTTTCGATAGTATATCATTTAACTTTTCTTTATCTACAGCATCCCAGCGAATATAGTATCCTGTCTTCCCGTCAAAGCTAAGTGTAATGCATCCGATTTTATCCTGCAAAAAATTAAACCCGCTCGTTTCCAAGTCTTCTGCTAGTAGCTCTCCAGTACGATGTTTATGTTCCTCATAAAATGCATCAAATTCTTCTCGCGTGTTAATATATACTTTTGTGATTTGAGGAAAGCGTGGAGGAGGAAATTGTTTATTCCTCACAATAGTCTTGAACTGAAATTGAGCAAGCTTAGTCTTAAAGCTGTCGACAGGAGGAGCAGAAAAGCCGTACGCAAATATATCAGTAAAGCTTTCAATCGGAAATATCCAATTACCACGTGGGTGATCGAGATTTGTACCGTAGCATACATCGCGTGAGAACCAAAACTGCGATACCCCAAAAATGCGCTGATGAGTATAATCAGGGTATACATCATCACTCATAGTAACCGCATAGAGCGCTGCTCCTGCAGTAATAAGAATTGCGTTTTCAGGAACTTCATTCCAAAAATCAGATGCGTTATTACGATAAAAGTCTACAAGGCCACTCTTCTGCTCTTGCTTAATCTGCTCTTTCGTAGCAATACAATTTAATGCTGTTACAATCTTGTATCGCGTAATACGATTAGCTTCCAAAAATGTACGAATAGACTTAATCTGATACTCGTTATAGTATTGATCGGCAAGCACGACAACTGGCTGAGAATAGCTAGCATATGCACGGGATTGATCGACGAGCACGATAGTGTCGATTGTCCTGAGATTGATTACATGCTTCTTTGAAGCTACATTTATTTTACCGAATGCGAATGCCATATGAATAATATACGCAGAAATGCACAAAAGTTGTAGAGGAAAAAACATGTGTTTAACAGTGAAAGCTCCTAGTACTGAACTTTCTAGTGCTGAACAAAGTTCAGGTATATATAAAAATAGATATATATAAAAATATCTTAATAAAAAAAATACTAAAGAGTGAATCTATATAATATATATGAAATTAATTCTTTATATAATATATAGTTATTTTTATAGGTGTGCTTTATTTTTATATATTGTAAGAGGTTATTTGACTTATTTTCTTTGCAACTAACTAAATAACTTGGAGATATTGAGTGCAAACAGAAGAGCTTGGATTTTATTATATGGTATATCAACCCAATCCACCAAAAGAGCGTGTACGTGCTTGGCTGGATGGAGATCCTGCATGCAAGTATTACTCGTATGACTCTCTTATGAAGCTTATTCCGCATAATATGCAAGCTGCTATAAAGAAATCTTTGATGGAGTATTCACTCTTTTTGTGGGATGTGCATAATGAAGGATTGCGCCGCCTCTCATCTAAGGGTGGAAAGATTCCTATAGGTGAGTGGATAAAGAATAAGAAAACAGAAGGAGCTGTAGAAGAGCCTCTTTCTATAGAAGATCAATATTGGAATAGAGATTATACAGAAGATGGTCTAATTATCAAGAAGTAGCTGTTATATTATGCGTAATGATTACGCGCAGCGAGCTTACACGACAGGCTATTCATCTCCTTAATCTTCGTACGCAGCATGCTATAACTGAGCATACAGATAATATCTTCGTGCACTGCCCATTTCACGTGGATAAGACTCCATCACTTTCTATTTCGTTAGAGAGAGGTATATATCGCTGTTTCTCTTGCCAAAGCGGTGGATCAATAGAAAAGCTGTATCGTGAAGTTACAGGTGATAATCTATATAAGGTGCTCGGCATTAAAGATGATCCGTTTGATATGTATGCCTTTCAGCGTACTATGCAAGCTCCATTGCAAGAAACATTCGAAAACTATTTTGAGAAGACACATATCCGATATGAACCCGCTGACTTTAAAAGTATAAAATACAATCCGTTGGCGTTACGTTATTTACGCAGACGCGCTATTCCTCTATCCGTAGCTCACGAGCTCGGAATGCGCTACGTAGAAAAAGGATATATTAACAATACACTGTTTGAAAAACGCCTCACTATACCCATTTATGAAAACGGAAAACTTGTGTCTATAGAAGGGCGCGATATTACTGGGTTGTCAACAAAGGATAAGACATATCCTAAATGTAAGTACCCGAAAGGTTCCAGTGTTAATACACTGTTTGATATAGATAACCTTAATAAAGAGGAGGACATCTATGCGGTAGAGGGAATTATGGATGTAGCTATATTGCGTAAGTATCCGCAGTTACAGAATAGTACAGCGTTATTTGGTTCGGGAATAACACGTAGACAAATTCATTTAATTAAGCAGTGCAGGAGGTTTATACTTATACCTGATAACGATGCTGCAGGGGAAGGAGCGATTCGCTTATTGAGAGAGCAACAATTAGACAATGTTTGGATTCTACGTCTTCCTAGTACAGTTGGAGGAGTGTATATAAAAGATCCTGGTGATTATGATACCAAGACAAAAGAAAATCTCGGAGATCTTCTTAAGAAAAAATGGCTTTCATATGCGAGACCACTAAATTAACAACATAAAATGCTAAAGGAGAAGTATAAATGATAATTTCACGAGATGAAGTTATGAATCTATTTTCAAGTGCTTATGACAGAGATGAGCAAGCAGCAGAGATTAAGAAAGATATTGCTGCAGATCTTGTTACATATGCTGAAAATAATGAATTGAATGCTAAGAGTGTAAAGCAAGCATACGCGCTATACAAGAAATATAGAAAAGGTAGTGTACCTACCGATGATGATGCATACTTCGAGCTTACAGCAGCCGTAGAAGATTATTTTGCATCACAGGAGTAGGCTATGTTATATACTAAGACAGACTCTGCAAAGTACATAGCTGAATTTAAAACACGCTTTACTAACTTTGCACAGAAATCCCCTATCCTTCTTTCTTTTGTGGTATCGGATGCAGCAGTAGAAATCATTCACGAGAATTCTGGAATGACTCATCGCTTTGAGTGGGACTTCACTATTCCTGTAAAAAGCTTTATTCATGAAATAAAGCAGGTGTTGAGCGATAATCACTACCCGCGCATAGCGAAAGTTACAAAAGAACTGATATCGCTTACCCCTGACGAGCAGGCTACCTTGATAGCAAACGGAACATCTGTTGATGAAGTTCCCTCGTATAGAGAAGAAATACAAAAAGAAATCTTTAAGATAGATAAGGTAATCACATTAGACGATATTATTATTCTTCAATCAGAACGTGATTATAGAATGTATCGGTATAAGATGAATTATTCCTGTATCTTCTTCCTACGCAAGTATCGACAAGGTGAGTATAAATCATTAGAAGAAGCAGGTGATTTTTTCTTTAGTAAAGCAACGTTATTGAACGAGTTACCGCATAAATAGAGGTACGGTGCATGGGAAGGCGTGATTATAAGGATGCTGAATGGCACAGGGTAAAAAAGCAGGTACGGGAACGCGACGGAGAAATTTGCAGGCTTCTTCGGATTATATCCGCTAAGCAAGCATTATTTCTTAAAAAGAATGCAGAAGGTATTTTGCAAAAGCTTGATCCTGCTCACATCTTTCCCGTGTCCACGCACCCAAACCTTTGTTACGAACCGAATAATATTGTATTGTTAAATAGATATTCACATAATATGCTTGACTTTGGAAGAGACCCAATTCTTGGAGAGCCTATTTCTCACGAAGAGACTTTAGCCTGGTGGGAGCGCATTGCAGGACCTGAGCAGTGGGAATTCTTACAAAGAAAAATACAAGGGGATGACTATGAGTGAACAGGAGCACGTAAAGCTTGACGAAAAAGTTATTACTAAGGAGGAGCTTCAAAAGATTAAAGAAGAACTCCCTAAGGATAAAAGAATCGTCGAGGTAGGTTCTGAAGAATTCAAGACGCTTACACGCATGCAAGAATAATACTAAACTCTGCCAGCTGGTAAGTTTATATTGTTAAATACAAAGGCAGACATATGAGATACGATTGTTTACTAATTGACGTGCTAAATGTAGCGCACAGATACTTTAATCACGAAAAAGAGAAGCCTGAATTTGTTTCCAAAAAGCAGGTGTTTAAGCAAGCTGTGTGCAATTTTATTAATAAGGTAGAGCAGCTAGAAAAGGAGTTTCTTCATTCAACTGGAGACGTGTATCTTTTATTCGATAACCCCACTAGTCGCGCTGATCTTCAATCCTCTTTTTACTATGCAGATAGAAAGGATGCTTACGACAATTACAAGAGAGATCGCGCTAAGCAGCCGAAAGAATTTTACAACTCAGTAAATCTTCTCAAGTATTATTATATGGTGGGTGATAAGCATTATCATGTTATACAAATACCGCGGCTTGAAGCGGATGATCTTGTTGAGCCTATCCTGCGTAATTACTGTAAAAATAAAACTGCTCTGCTTATGACTAACGACCTCGACTGGGTGCGTTATTTATCTCCTTCGGTCGACTGGATCCCGAATGGTAACACTCCTGAAAAGGTGGAAGATCTCTCCGAAAGATTAGGCTTTCCTGTTACGCAAACAAGTATTATAGCGTACAAAGCTTTGTTTGGGGATCCTGCTGACAATATTCCTAGTATTGTGCCTCCACGCTATCACGAGGCATTTTCCATACTTGCTCGCGAACTTGTAGACGCAGATGATCTACTCTTTATGCATACCAAAGACGAGATGACAGAGCGGTATCCGTTGCTGCAGTTTGTAAGTAAGAACACAAATCAATTACGTATTAATCTTCAGCTTGTACGCGCTATTCCTGTACAAGACGTGCACTTGCAGCACGCTATTGTTGAAGGGCGTAATAGCCAAGTATCCCGAAAAGCTGTACGTCGAGCTATCGGTCTTGATGATGAGAATCCAGGAGAGTTTGTTTTTGGAAATATTAGGAGACCACGCGTTTGATTGCAATACTAGGGGATATTCACTTTTCAGCATCTAAGCCATATTTTGTAGAAGCGGCTCATCGTGTTATCTCGTGGTTTTCTTCGTGGGAGTATAATAACGAAGATAATGAGCTTATTCTTGCTGGAGATCTCGTAGCATTAGCAATTAACGGAGGACTTGTATTAGAATTCCTCTATAAATTTATTACAGCATCACGCTTTAAGCATATTCATATTGTGGTAGGAAATCACGATAAAAAAATGAAAGATGGAATCCAGCAATTAGCCTACTCTTTTCTAAAACACGTACCATATGTTACCCTATATGAAGAGATTACTAGTATATGTATACAAGAGAAAAATGTACTCCTTATGCCATACTATAAGGCCGAAGGGTTCCAAAAGAGTATGCAAGAAAGATATTCAAATCTCTATCTAGAGAAGAAATATCAGCAACACTTCGATCTTCTTGTAGGGCATTTTGCGGATGGGAACTCCACGTTTGAATCTTCGGACACTGTACACAATTTAGATAAGCTAGATGTAGATACTATTTGCTTAGGGCATATTCATCAGCGTATTATTCCGGACAGATACATAGGATCGTTATACGCCAATCGTGTAAATGAGAATGCGAGCAATCGTGCAGCTTGGATTGTACGTGAAACAGATGTTATTGAAGATCCCTTACCCGTTTTCGTAGAATTTATTTCCGTCCGATATCCTGAACCTCTTCCTGCATCCACAGCACTAGTTCCTGTTTATACCATCACAAATTGTTCTAGTGAAAAGGTAGCACAAGAGCTGTATGGAGATATTTTTATTAAGGCTGTGCTCAAGAACATCCAAGGAGCAAGTGCGTTTGATGGGGATATTAATTCTTCAGATATATTAGATATTAATATACCGAGCATATTTAAGGAATTCTTACAAAAGCAAGACCCTCCTCTTGATCGTCGTGTCGCTAGAATGTGTTTATCACTTATAGAAATAACTACTAATTCTAGTGATGGAAGTAACTGAAACACCAAGAAAGCAATATTACGATCATAGCAATTATACAGCAACATACTACGCTCTTTATATAGCGTTAGAACGTTGGTTAGCCTCTGTAGCGTTCCGTAATGATCTCTCCCGTGTGTTTCTCGCTTCTCCCGATTATGCGTATCGTCGTAGATTCGAACTCACAGATACAACTACAGATTACAGTCAACTTCCTATCTCTTCGCTACGCTTTCCCTTCGCTAACTATTGGCCGTTGAATGATGGATGGGTACCCGATACTCGCATAGCAGCAAACCCCGCATCTCTTGTAGAGATTGGTATGTCAGCACAAACGCGCATGCTGCAGGCAATTATGGTAACTATGGATGTTGAATTACTACTCCATTTTGATAGAGAAGATGATGCTCGACAGGCATATGAGCTTCTTCTCTGGCAATCATATAGAGAGCAGTATACAAGCACAACAATAGCGTGGAAAGGCGAAACATTACAAATACCGCTTAACATAAAAGTACAAAACTTGCAGTTTAATCCAGATTTTACAGAGAAGGATTGGCTATCATCCAACCGCATATTTATTGTTCAGGCTACACTACAACTGCGATCGTTTTCGTTGAAACCTCCACGACAGTTGGATTACAATGCTCTTGATGGTAGCAGTCTTCCTGATGATGATAAATTCTATCTTACAGATGAAGTAATATTATCCTTTATGAATGATAAGAAGATAACTAAGGTACTTTCTGTGCGGGCTTTGTTTGATTATAATATAGATATTCCTATCAATTATGCCCGTGTGGCTTATGCCACAGAAAGCACTGTTAAGATAGAGTGGGATGTAGGGATTGAGCTGAGTGAAGTTATTATAACACGTGAAGGTACTGAGGCTATTCACTTACCCGGCGATAGCAAGAGTTATATTTTCAACGAACTAATTAAAAATAGCAGTTATACAACTACTATAGCATTTATAACTGAAAGTGGATCATCAAAGGAGATAGCGTTAACAATTGAAACTTCTGCAGGAACAGAAGAAGTAGAGAGAAGCACGGGGACCTTGATTGGTACGACTTGGTAGACTAATTACATATAGGAGCTAGTAAATAATGGATACAAACAGAATTTCTATAATAGGAAGAGATTTAAGTGAGGGAGCCACTCCTCGAACTGAAACGCTAAAAGGGTTTACCGTAGTAAAGGCACCTAAAGGACCGATTGATCCAGTGCTTATTCCCGCTGGGAATCCTTCTCTTGTGTACGAGGTGCTTGGATATACCTCAAAAGAATATCCACAAATTCAAGAAGTTCTTGATTTTAATAAGCAATTCGATGTGTACGTTTCTGCACCGTACTCTCAGTCAGTAGAGGGTCTTTCAGTAACATCTATTCCAGTTGCATACGTAACCCCGGCTGGCATCTTCCCTGCTGCTGAAGTTGTATCTCTTGAAGGTGCTAATTTGAGCAACGTAAAAGGAGGCGAAGAAGATGTAGATGGCATTAGCAAATTCACAAGTGACCCTGCAGTACTCGTACCGGTAGGTATAGAAGCCTCGTTATTTGGTTCTTCTGATCTTGCAGAAGATGATGCAACACCACTTACATTTAGCAATGATACCCTGACAATTGGCTTTGGTTTTGACATTGGTCTTGCATTAACAGATTCTCCTACAGGCATTGATGTGCTAGACAGCACTGAATTCTCTCCTACAGACGTAGGGCGTATTCTCCGTATGGGAGCAGCTACAGCTAATATTGAAGGTGAGCTAGTATTCGATATTCCCGGAGAAGAATTAATTGTATTGCGGATTAAAGACGATGCAGGAAACTTCTCACTTGTTACAGAAGCAGGTACTGAGCTCTGTGCAATCAACCCTGTTTCGGGGGATACAGTACTCGATATCGTAAAAAATAATCTTGAAACAACCGGGGATGCATTAATAGATAGATACTTTACTACTTCTTCTTTCTCTCAGATTTGGGGATCAACTGAATTCTTATCAACAGTACACGTGTATTGGAGAGCTACGCTTAATCAGGACTTTATTAAAGCTACCATCTTTCCGAAGTATGTAAGCGAGAGAACACTTTCATTCACAGTAGCTCGGCAGACGCTAGGAAATAGAATTTCCTTTACAGTATCCGAGCAAGTGACACCTACTACATACAGCACAAAGAATATTACAGGATCTCTTCTCGGAGATGATGTAGATGGTTTTGGGGCTTCACTAAGCTTTGACGAGCGCTTAGCTAATCAACATCTTGTAGAAGTTGTAGTTATAGATACTTTTGATGAAACTACTGTATACTCTGCTACGAGGACATCTGTAGCTCCAATCCTTCCTGCGACAAGCTTTAGATTAGCACGTGGTACTCGTATTGTTGATGATGCTGCAATTGAAGCTGCTTGGTCTAATGTAGCTTCCGATCCAGATTATGAGCATGTAGAGGTATTTTTCCGTCCCGATGAGCTTGCAGTTTCCGCAGAGAGCTCTTTCTTCGATCTTGCTGCAACTCATAAGCTATCGCGTTTTGTAACAAGCATGGTAGTTGCTCCTGAAGATGCAACAACAACGATGCCTCAGCTTTCGAAGGGATATAATTACTTTGTCATTACAAACTCTTTCTTGCGTCGTAGTACATTTACACGAGAGGATTATTGGTCACCGCTTACAGGCGCAGCTGCAGCAATGTATCTCGCTTGTGTAGCCCAGAAGATGGGAGGGGTAGCTCCTATGTACCTCAACTCTAACGGACTTGGTGGACAATTGAATGTAGCAGTTAAGAAGCCTAGGTATAAGTTTAATAAGGATCAACTCACGAATCTTGACAATGCTAACTTTAATCCGATTATCCGTGATCAGGCGTATGGAGTAATGCTCGTAGGGCAGAAGACAGCTCGCGGCGGTGAATTGAGTGATTGGTCATATATTGGGCATGCTTCAGCTTTCTTGCGATTGCTGCGTGAAGTTCGTGACAATGTAATGATTCCTCAGTTGGGTAAACCTAATAATACTTTCTATAGGGAATTGCGACAAGAACAGATTTCCATGATGCTACGTCCACGAACAACGGGTGATACACGTATTTGGGCAGAAGCTATCGCCGATACATCAAGAGCGGTTAACACGGACGATGTTTTACGCGAAAGAAACTTTGCTATGGTTATTAAAGTAAAGGTGGATATCTTCAGTGAAGGTGTTGAACTTACACTTATTAACTATCCGCAGGGAACTGAAATAGTTTAATAATAAGAGGAGTGAAGATATAGTATGAATACTTATATAAGCGAATTGTTGGGAGCTGGCGCAGATGCAATGACCAACATGTACGAGGTAAATTTTACACTGCCAGAAAGTTCAGCACTTGGTATAGATGCGGGCAGCACACAAAGCTTACGCATTCGTACTGATGGGTTTACACCTCCTGCTGATTCTCAGGCAACATACGCGGTGCATTGGAAAACAGTATCTGTGGATAGACCTTCTACGAAGATAGTAATGGACAGACAATTTGCTATTACGTTTAGAGTTGATGCAGAGTGGGACCTCTATAAGTTATTGCTAAAATGGAAAGGAATCACTTCAGTAGGTTCAGTAGGATTTGCTTCTCAGCTATTAACAGAGGCTCTTGGTACTGTTGCAGTAAAGGCTCTTGGAGTGCCGATTGGAAGACCGGATCAAGTTGCGGCAGCAATAGATGATGTTCCTACAATCGCTGATGATTCTCGTTTACTCTGGGAGTATCATAACGTATGGATAGAGACGATTACTAATCCTGATTTCTCTACAGAAAGCACAGAACCAGCTAAAGTTACCGCTACCTTCCGTTTTGGAGATTTCAGAGACGAAGCATCTAAATACGTAGAAGCTAACTTACTCTAGTAGGAAGCTCGTATGAGTGAATTATATACTTCGAATATGGCTGCATTATTATCGGCGGGAGCTGATGCTATGGATAACCTATTCGAAGTATCGTTTGATCCTCATCCAGATTGGGGCATATCGGATGAGGATATTAAACTGCTTACCTTACGCGTTGAAAACTTTACACCACCGGCTCCTAAGCGCTCGGTGGTAAATATACCCTACCAAACAACAACAATACAAAAACCAGGAAGTGCTGTTGATTTGCAGCGACAGCTTACATTTACTGTACGATTAGATCAAGGATTTGTTGTATACAATCTCCTTGCAAAATTTCGGGATAAATCATTTACAGGCTCTTCAGTTGCTCAAGTAGAAACACAAGAAGAAGAAATGACCGTTCTCGTGACTTCCTATGGAGCAGACTATTCAGGTATGCGCGATCCTGATATCAATCATCAATGGAAGTTTTATAATGCTACTGTGGTAGGTCTTGCTGTAACGGAATACGAACACGACAACCAAGCAAATCCTACTAAAGCAACTATAACTATTCTCTATTCCTCATACTCTGAATAGAGAAAAAATCTACGCAAGTCAACTAACTTAATATGGCAATACTAGGCGTAGCAGATACTAACAGTATTACATCTCTCTTTGCGGAGTATAATCCAGCGTTTACTAATCTATTCACGGCGATTCTTTACTCGGGGGTTTCATCTCTTGAAGTAGCTAGAAATGAAGGATTAGCGCAGTACTCCATGCTGCATGCAACAAGCATATCGTTTAAGGGATCAGGAATTACATTAAAACGGCATAACGTCACTAAGCTGTTTTCTCTAGAAGATTATCAACGCAGTGATATAGTAACAATTACGTGGCGCGAGGATGATCATTTTACAGTACGTAACTTTCATAAAGAATGGTTGCATCAGTTCTACGACGAAGAATCAGATACGTATTATAGCTATAATACAGATGCCGATGCTCAGGCAGCTCTTATGAAGAATATACATGTAAACCTACACGAGGGAAACGCAAAGCTTAAGCTCGAAGGCGTTCTTCCTCAAAGGATACCTGATTTAGATTTATCGTGGGAAGCTCCCGGTGTTATTACTTATACGCTATCATACTATGTTACGTCATGGGATTGGGAGACAACATAAATGAAAACAACCACTCCAATATTATCAGAGCTGCAAACTAAGCAGCTAGGGGATACTGCTCGAGCATTTATTGACGGTAAGGATTTTAATTTTAAAGGTAATAATATTACTGCAGAAGCCTCCCAACGAGAGGACTTCGTGCTCGACGGTACTGCTGCTATAAAAAATAAAGTAATGTTCTGGCTAACTTCCGCTGAAGGTGATTATGTGCGCGAACCAGGTAAAGGAGGCGTATTATGGAGCTTGCTTGGAAAGTCTCTTACGGACGCGAATGCCGCACGCATCAAGAAAGATATCCAAACATTCTTTTCTGCTAACTTTCAAGGAGAGCTTAATTTGCTTGGTGTAGATATAATAAAAGATATAGAAAATAGACGATGGAAAATAGAATTGCTAGTTAAAGATCCTATTAGACGAGAAATCTTTAATTTAGCTGTAGGAGTTACTATATGAAAGCGTTTGACGCAGCTAGTATATACCAACGATATGTAGATAAGTTGTCCCAGAATCCTGACTGGAAAGCAGTTTTAGGAGATTCTGTAGTATCTGCTGTGCTAAAAGCAGTAGCAGAAGTGCAAGCAGAGACAGTACGATATTCCGAACATATGTATAAAGAAACAAAATGGGATACCGCTCAAAATACGAGCTCTATCGTTGCCGCAGCTGGACAATTAGGGTACAAGCCTGCTCGTCGAAAATCGGCGTTCGGAGAAATTTATATTTCAGCTGATCCACGCACACACCTCGTAGGACGCGCTATATTTAGAGATGCATTTCTCAGCTTAACCAGCAGTTCTCCTCAAATAGCTGGATGGAAAACCCTAACTGAAGAGATTAATTTTAGCAAAAACGCTACTGTTGTAGATTCAAAAGGCAATAGCTACATACTAACATCTCTTCGCCCGTTGGAAGCCTCGAGTACTACCTATAGCGATAATTTATTTGGATTTCCATCTCATGCAGCATACACGCGGAATACTATCATACAGGGAGTACACAAGTCTATAGAAATACCCATAGACGTTGCACGAGCAATATCTACACGCTCTAAGCTCGATCCGTATGTATTTATTCCTGTTGAGATACGAGATTGCGAGGACGCGAATACAGCATTAACACGGAGCTTATTTCGTGTATTCTCTGTAAAAACATCTGGAGAAGAAGAAGAATATCGTGTAGTAGATACACTACATTTTTCAAACTCTACAGACAGGGATGTAGAAGTATATAATGACTTGTATAATAAAGATGTACTGTACTTAAAATTTAATGCAAGCAGTAATCGCGGTCGTGTAATGAACCTATCAACTGGATCTGGTATAGATCATTTACGCGTGGATTATGTAGAATCTCTTGGTAGCGCAGGAAATGTTTCTTCCGCTTTTGAACAATTCACCGTATCAGATATTCCCGAGCACCCAGGATTAAAGCTATATGGTATTAATTTGGATCCAATTATTGGAGGAGCTGATGAAGAGACAGTATATGATATTAAGCAGAATGCACCGCGATATTACATGAATACATATACCGTAGCTACCAAAGAAGCATATGAAAACATTATTAAGAGAATTGATTTTTCTGGTGAGTATGCTTCAAAGGTGCGTGTATTTGCTCGTACAAGCGAGAATGAAGATTCCGAAGTACGTCAGCGTATTACGTGGGCAACAATGATTCTTCCTTCTTTAGAAGATCTTGCTACCTCAACTGAAGATAATCCGTATTCTGAAATTGAACGCTTAATAAATTATTACTTAACCGAGCTAAAAGCTCCTACTGATGTGATTAGATTCACTCCTCCACGATACGTAGGGTTCGGCGTAGGAATAAACTGCACAGCCGATCGCGCACAGGTAGACAATCTCTCGGCATTAAAACGGGATATTCGAGATACTGTTGATGCAGCGTATGGTTCACGCAGTTCGTTGTTAGATTTTAAGCGTCCTGTATATTCAGCAGATATTATATCTAGTCTCAAATCCTCCTTTCCGGCACTAAAATCCGTAAAGATAGAATTAGAAGCTGTTACAAAATTGAATTGGAATAACACACAGAGAATTCAACCAGTTCCAGGAACTACGAATCCGATTCGTACATTACGCATTCCTTTCTCATTCAATTCTCTCTTTAACGGGACTGGGCTTCGTCGTGGGTTTAAAGATTACCAAACAGGTGCTGCGTATGTATTGCGCGTAGATATTTTCTACAAGCAATCCCCTAGCTCAAACCTACCCCCCTACCATGTATCCATTTTTGTTAAAGAGGATCCTACACGCACAAAGAAAGCATTCTACTATATGCAAGATGGTGCGGAAAATGCAACTATCTGGCCTGAAGGGCTTGTAGAAGGTAATTATCCATTCTTTAGTCCTGAGGTATACGATCGGCTAGATGAAGGATATCAATTCTACTTTAAAAAGAAGTATTATACAGATCTTGAATTTGAGGAGCTTGTTTCAAACGAAGCACTTACTCAGGAACGTGTACTTAGCACATATCGTCAAACTCCCGGGGCTCTTAACTCGTACCTTATATGGTGGGGTGAGAATGAAGACGAGACCGAGGACGATGCTGGGGACGGCTTCTTTGAATTTGACATAGAATCATTCTACTATACATTACAGAAATGCGCTGAGCAAGATACATATCTACAGTCCGCACTTTCACCGTACGAGTTTTCATATGTACGTTGTGATGCTGCTAGTAGTGAAATATTAAACGGATTTGTAAAGGATGTACTTGCCAATTATATTGATATATATGTAAGTATGAGACCATTAGACAGTGATATAGTATTTACTGATGCGGAAACAAACAATGATGTAGTTCTCTATATCGACTCACAAGACCAGTTAAGTATCGAAGGAAGTGCTACCGAGGCTTCCCAGAGCAGACGTAATCGCCTTATATCTGTGGAGTGTGATTTAATATGATATACAACGAAGAAACACGCACGTATACTCTCGAGCTAAAAGACGCAATCGAGCTATTTCGTAAGATTCCCTTTATGGTAGAGGAGTTTAACGAGGTTCAGGGGCTTAATGCAGAGAATAGGGATCCCTCAAGCATGATTTCTCCGCTTCTCGCCGAAGAGACAATGAACACACCTACTCCTTCTGCGCTTATTCAAGTTGCTCTTAATACTCTTCCATACTATGCATATTCAAGTGCTAACTACTCCGAAACACGGGATGCAGCATACTTAGATGTACCACGTAGTATGCGCGGAAATTTCTGGAACACACTGTTCAGAGACGCGTTCGCTACAGAGCTTAATTCAGTTATTAATACCGTGCATAATAAACTCAAGTATGTATACCTGAGTGAAGAACATATTCTAAATAGAGGACTATTTAAAAAGCTTATTACGCTTGGCGACTCAGCTTGGGGTAATGTGCCGCTTACTCTTCAGGAAGAAGAAGGGGATGCTGAAACACTTGACACAGTTATTTCAGAAAAGCTAACATCTATTTACAAGCTACTAGATTACTCTCCTCCTCAATCCAGCTTAATAGAAGATTGGATGTCCTCATTATATTTATCTGGTCAAATAGATTATCAGATGAAGTTACGAGAGGAGAATTTGTTTAAGATTCAGGATTTAAAATCTGAATTACTCCGCAGAAAGTTTGCAGGATCTATTAGCCTGTACCGTATTCTAGCATCAAGTATTAATAGAAGTGGTACGTTCGCTCCGGTTCTTCCGCTATTTTCAGTAACAGAGCAGGCTATCTTTGCAGATAATAGAGCTATCAGAGCTCTCGATATGCCAGGGATTACCACAAGAACTGAAGAGTTTCCTATAGACCCTCTGAAAACATATGAAGGTATTATACCAGCGCGCACAATCTATCCGCTGTACTATACAAGTGCTGGGTACAATGCTGATGACTTTGAAAACGATGCTACGCAATATTTACGTAATAATAAACCTATATTTGCGTGGGATAATCTGCGCGGTATCATAGATGCATCGCTTGTTAAAAATACATATCCACGATTCGATCAACCAGTCGCAGGAAGTGATACAAGCTTTATTAAGCTTGATGAGGATCCTGTATTACGTCTTGACGAAACTACATCATTTTTTGATATGTCCACTGTAACAGGTTCGTTTTTTGATCTTCAAGCAGATGAAGTACTCTATCATAGAAATTCTTTGCAAGAGGAGCTTGGGCAAGATTATCCGTACGTAACATATACTATCTCCGGTAATAGCGGGCTTAGTATGATGGACTTTCCTTGGCTAGATTTTATGGCCGCTGCACTTGATAGAAAAACACGCGTTCAAGAACAAGTAGACATCGGAGTGCAAGTAAGTAGACTATCCATAGACCCTGGCAGTGAAGTTACCGAGAATTTTGTTATAGTAACATTTAGCGAGAACTTTGAGCGTAGTTTATCCCTCCAGGATAGCCACTACGATTCTACTATTCATAGATATGCATATCTTTGGAATTTAGGAATTCATTATGATGTAGATACATTTATTTGTAGAACAACAGCTTCGCTTATTACTTATATGCTTCTACGTGTAGACGAGACTACTATACCTGCAGATGATGTTCTCATATTATCCGCGCATGCTAGCTACTATACGTTTACTCACTTTACATCTGGAATGATTCCCTTCGCGTATAAGAATATGACGCAGGATGATATATTGAGCATGCGCCTAGCTCTACGAGAGAATGAATTAGGTGACTGGGAGATTATCGACGATGTGTATGAGGAGGAGTATAATAAAGCTATCTTCCTATTTACCCCTCATGAGAACGTTGCTATCCCTAAAAAGTATCTGCGTCGTACCCCGGAGAGCTTACTTGACGTTGGTGGGGAAACCCCATACTGGTTTGCCGCTCCCAATGAGGATAGAGCACTCAAGCATATTATTTATGGTATTAGTAGATACAATGAAGAATTACAAACAACGGAATGGTTTTGGTCAGAGCCAGTTCGTGTGTACCCTAAAGAATTGTTTGATAATTTAAACGGAAAACTATTTCATCCCGATTGGAAGGGGTTAGTTGCATATATAAATCCATATTTAAATATGACAGAAAAGAGCTCGTCCCCATTGCGCGGCAAAGAAGCTAACTTCCGCGCATTAAAGCCAGCTACTCCCGGTTCCGATGCGGAGGCTCTTTCAGAGATCGTTCCTCTTAAAGGACCGTCTCTTAGTGCCGCTCTTATGAATATAAATTTGGATAGAGGGTATGCATTATATACGTCTCAAACAGGAGATGGAGTATCGTTACGCGGCACCTATTTTCATAGAGAAGTACCTGATGTTGATCCCTTTGATCCAGCGTTTGTGTGGGATACATACATTCTTAACGAAACACTTCAAATTTGGGGTGATAATAGACCACTTTGGGATGATGAATACGCAAAGGACCCGGCGGATAACTGGGATGATGGGGCTGTGCGATCGCAGTGGGCATATGATGAACATGGACTTACCGCGCTTCTCTTCCGTCCAGGATATGCGTATGATGCAGGTATTCAGCATGCTACGTACTTTGATCTGCGCCCGGAGAAAGATGATAGCAATACAGCAGGATGGAATGCCTGGGTATGGAATGATGTTCCTAATACAGGAATGTCTGCATGTATAGACTTGCTTGTTCATCCTACTCCTGACGGGATAGCTGCTGAAGATTATTATTTGTTAAGCAGGCATACCGAATCTCTTACAGCTACGGACATGCAAGCAGAGTTTGATTTTTACATTGATAGAACTACTGCACCGGCACATCCATCTCTTGTTATGAATGTATATGTTGAAGGAACAGTAGACGGGATTGTATTTACATGTGAGCTACCGG